AAGGAGGGAGGGAAAAAAGAAGTAAAAAAAATAGGGGAAGCTTGTTTTAGGGGGAGGCCTTAATCGGGGGAGGCCTTAATCGGGGGTGTTTATTTTGGGTATACCTATAGAATAAAAAAAATAAAAAAAAGAGGGGGAGGGTATATATAGAGGGTATATTATATAAGGGTTATATACTAGTCTTGTCAAGTCGTGGTATAATAGGTCTGTGCAAATTATTGGCTTATTTTATCTCTTAGGTTGTCTTGTCTGGGGTCGCTGGTTGCTTTTAGGCATTGCCGCTTTTGTCCTCTATAGACAAGCTGAAAAGTTAAATAATAATCCACCTTATGAAAAACAAGATAAGTTTTTGAGGGATACTGAGAAAATAGCCTGGTTTAATTGGTTCGTACTTGGCATTATCTGGCTTTGTTATGTAAGTGACTTGTTAGGATATAAAGACTTTTCGGCTTTTATCGATTAGTCCGTTGTATCTCTTTGAGTTTAGCCTCGAACTCGTTACCTTTATTAAACATCAATTTTTTTCTTATCTCGTCAATTGCTTTTTTCTTGTCTTCATTTGTCATCTTCTTGTACTTGTCACTGACTATTAACTCTCTAACCTGGCGGGCGTATTCCTGCTTGACGGTCTGTAAAAATTCGGTATAGTCTTCTGGGCTCATAACCTCCTGGAGGGCTTTAGCACTTTTACCATCTGGGTCATCAACTGTAGGGAATTTACCATTATTACCAAGCCGTGTATATTCAGTAAGAATATCCATATTCTCAACATGACTAGTACTAGTGTAATAGTAAATGATATCTTTGGAGATATCACCACTTCTTGATAGGGTTATCTCGTTGCCCAAAAAGTCGTATTTGCTTTTTGGAGGCCAGAAAGCGTTAAGCACATCACGACCGAGCCATGCTCCGAGAGTGTGGAGCGCTGCACTTCTCACAATCGCTTCACCGCTAAAACCTAAACCATCTATTATCTTTTCAAGTTTTTTTGTGCTAATTGCGTTTGTAGCTTTATCCAGATAATCTTTAGCCTCTTTAATACCTGGAGCGTCAAGGAAAGCGTAAACATTAGAAAGTGCGTAATTAGCAATCATATCACCTATATCTCCATCTTGTCTGTAAGATTGGTAAGCCTCATTAAGAGCCAAAAGAGGGAGGCCTACAATATCCAGGTCTGACAGCTTATACCAAGTGCCAAAAATCTTAACACTCCCAGTAGTTGCATTGGCTACACGAGATAATGCATATAGCTTGCCCTTTTTGTTTTTATCCATAAGAGGGTAAGAGGGTATATAGTCTACATCGTCTTCTGGTTCATCTTTTTTCTTTATACCCTGAGCAAAAAACATGCCCAAAGCTAGAGTAAATGCTCCTACATAGCCGCTATAAGCTGTCATTAAATCTCGCTTTTGTTTTATTTTTTCTTCGGTTGATAGGGTGTCACTATTTTGTATCTTGTTGTATTTGTACATTACAAACGCAGTATATGGTAATAAGGACGTAGATTTTATTCTTTCTCCAATACCTGTAGCTGAGATACGTGCAAATGGAGTGATAACTTTACCCAAATTTGTAACACGACCGCCAGTAAGTTCACTACCAAGTTCATCTATGGTTCTTCTTCGTTTCAAAATCCATTTAGCAAACATACTGTCTTGAGTGTTGTTTGAGTAGTGAGCGTCTTGTATCGCTGCTGCTTTGATTATTCTTGCTACTGGGTCAGATGGTGTACCAAGGCTATATGCGTCCATAACAAGTTGATTTCTTCTCTGTTTCTGGGTCATACCGCTTGGAAGTTTACCTTGTTTTTCTTCCTTTTTAGATATTTGGTCAGACCATAAAAGAATTGTATCTGCTTTAGTTGCATTAGACACATATGTATCTGTCGTACCAGCAAACCACTTGGGGAATAGAGAAGTAAAGTTAACCACTCTATCAATCGTATACTGTTTAAGTTTAGTAAGTTTCGGGTTTTTGCTGTTTTCAAGCTCTTTTTGTCGTCTTTCTTTAAGGTTTTGTTTTCTTTGGGCTTCTCTCTTTTTATCAAAAAGAATGGGCGCACTTTCAGCAATATTAAAGGAAAAAAGTTGTGTATCGTCAGTCGCTGATGTGGAACGAGCAATATCAAGACCTGTAGCGTCGTACACTGCCATTCCAGCTTTAATTTGGTTAGTGACAAAGTTTTTAAGGTCAATATCGTATTCATCGGTACTGCTTAATTTGATACTATCGACTGATGATAGATTGTTAACTATATCATTAGCGAATAAACCAGAAGTAACTCTTTTAGCACCAAAACGAACTGCTGATGGCACTATCTGGTATTTAAGTGAGTTTACAAAAGACCTTAGAGACCCTAAAAGCAGATTGGCACTATTTTGGATAAGCTCATCAGCAAGACCACGAGCGGATTTACCATTTTTAAGAGTGTTGGTATAATCAATAAGTTCTTTTTGTGCTATAGAATAATTAACTAAAGCGTCAATTTGTTTTTTGACCTTAGCTTTATCTTTACCACCAGTGATAACTGTTCTACCTCCCAATTCTTTATTTGCTTTTTCGTAATTTTTTGTCAATTTGTATAACTTTTTAGCTTCTTTTGGTTCAACTGCGACACCTAGTCTTGACTCTACATAAGAGCGCATGAAACTTTTAGCGTTTTCAGGTGTCAAAAGACCCATTTCCCCCAGTCTTTCAATCTCAGCCAGCTTTCCTTTCGCTCTTTTTTCGGCTTGGAGAGAACTTGTACCAAAAAGTCTCTTTTCTGATTCTTCTAGTCTGCCTTCTTTAGCGTATTGCTCCATGCGTTTAGCAATATCTCTGGCAGTTTTGATTTTATCTTTTTTGGCAGAGTTCTCATTAAGCATATAAGGCGTTAGAGCTTTAATTCTGTCTTCTCTGCTCATATCTGCCAACTGCTGAATTGTATACTTTTCGGCTAGTTTTTGTGCATTTTCGATTGATACACCAGAATAAAGATTACCACGCTGTAACACCGTTTTTCGCAAAACTCTCTTTAGAGCCTCAGCTCGCTTTGGAGATAAAACAGCCTTTTGTATCTCAGAGGTTAAAAGACTAGACAACTCATCTGAAAAACCATAAGTGTCTTTCCAGTACTGCCTGAGTTCACTATCGCTCATCATGGCAAGTTTACCAAAATTGAGTTTACCGCTTTTGAAGTCATTACGCAGTTGTTGTACAATAGTTGGTCTTATACAAATTCTCTTTGACATATTAACAGACTATTTCCTTATTACTTAGTATCTTCTCTAAATTGCTCATATCTTCTTGAGTGTTTTGTTGCATTTCGCGCTCATATTCTTGAGCTGTTTGTTCAACCTCGCCGTTGATGGCTTTGTTAGCCGCTTTGATAGCTTGCTCAGCATCTTTAGCACCGAGCTTGTAGCCGTATGCTTCAATACGAGCCTTGTTAACATCGCTAATAAACCTCACTGGGTCTTGTTCATCTGCCAGAGAGGCAAGCTGTATTTCCTGACCCGCACGTGTGTTAAAAAGAGACATCATCTGGAGTGCTAGAGTATATTGCCCGCCCATGTCATTTTCTCTAGCATAGTTGGCATAAGCCATAGCCAGGGCAGTTCTACTTATGCCAGTTGGAGAACTACCTGCCATTAAATGCGCAAACGCCTCATTGGGATTGTCTGCCACATATCTAGTGGCTCTTTCTATCTGTTGCTTGTTTGACAATCTTTCGTAAGTTGGCACATCGCTTGTTTCAAGCTGTGCGTCTTGCATAGCTCTTATCTGCTTGGTAGTTCGCTCAAAAAGCCGACTAGCCATCGTGTCGCCTGAATCCGACTGTACAGGCAAAACATCTTTGCTAACTTTAAGCGAGCCATCGTCTGAGGGTTTAATCTTAGGAGTGGTTGTATCTTTGAGTTCTTTTTCTTGTTTGATAACCGCCTTGAGATAGTCTTGGGTTTCTTCTCCCTCTGGGTTGGTTTCTCCCTTTTCGGCTTTTATTTGGGAAGAGACTGAGTAGTCGCTTATCATCTGGTCTACCAGTTTGCTACCATCAATCTTGTACTTGCGGTCTATGTCCTGGAAAAACTCTTTAAGGAACGCCTTATCTGATTTACTAGTAGGTTTGTTGACAACAAGATTGCCCTCATCGTCTATTGACAAGAGCTTGGCGACTTTGGCGGCCTCTTTTGTGTTACTATTTGTTTCTCTTGAGGCATCGACCATGTCGCTTATATAGCGCAAGGTGTCTTCTTCACTACTTCTATCAAACTCTGCACCATTTTTCTCAAGTCTCTCGGCTAGTTCATCAATACCGCTCATTGAATAGGCTTTAGTTCTTCTATAAGCCTTAACCGCCTGCTCACCGTCTCCTCTGTATCTTTTCCACAAGCGGTGAATTAATTTTTGTTCTCTATCGCTTATACCATCGAGCACATCTTCTGCCGTCAACGCTCCGAGTGAATCAACGTCTGCTGCAACTTCATTGTGGTACTGTTCAATGGTAGCATTGATTTCTTCAAGAGCTTGGCTGTTTTTCTTGTAAAAGTCCTGGACTGGTTTTATGATTTCATACTCAAAACCACCCCTGCTAACTTGTCTCTCTTTAGCATTTTCAAGTTTCTTTTGTGATTCTGTTTCTTCTTTGGTCTTAGGTTTAACTTCTTTTGTGGTTTCTTTTGCTTGTACTGCCTTATTTTGGGGTTTTTGTGTCTCTTGCTTTACTTCGTTTGTTTGTGTGGTTTGAGGTTGTTTTTGAGCGTTTGATTGAGTTTGCTCTAATTCTTCTTTGGTAGCAACCATGCGCTGCATAACCGCCTGCACGCCCTTGCTTGGTTTTCCACCCAGCTCTGTAAAACTTTGATAGATACTGGTCAGCCACTCCTTGAACTGATTAAAGACTTTCTTCAATCCTGTTACTTCAGTCTCACCATTTCTCAAGTAGGCCTCAAAACCTCTGGCAAACTTCTCTTGTTGCTCGGTTGTGATTGTCTCATTATCATCTGTAATATCTAACCACTTTTTAAGCGTATTCCAGTCTTTTTTAACTTGCTTGTCAGCTCCTTCGAGGTTGGCAACACTCTTTAGATATTCAAGTCGCAAGTGAGCCGCTTCATGGATAAAAGTTGATTCATCTGCGTCCTTGAAAAGTTTAATCATGTTTTTGGTAGCAGAGATAAGAGCTTGTCCTCTGAGAATATCACCTTGTTGTTGGTTGTAGTAGTTCGCAAGCTGAACATCGTTTGGATTAAAAATAACATAGTTGACAGAGTCTTTATCTTTGGTGTTTTCTCCAGTATATCTAATGCCTAAAATACCATTCTGATTTAAGAACTTGCTGGCTGCTTCGTCTGGAGTGAGGCTATCATTTTCGCCTACTCCCTCAAGCACATCTACTGGTATTTGCCCATTTAGGAATGCTCGTGAGATATTGACGTATGTCTCTCGTCCGCCACCATCTTTAAGTTGAGGAACAACGTCCCCATATGTTTGATTTGTGCCGGGAATAACGGAATTAGCTATTCTTTGTAGTATCTCTGCAACATAGTCAGATTGTTCGTAAGCTTTTTTACTTTCATCAAGTAGTTGATACTCTTCTGGGGTATAATATTCACCAACTATACCATTTCCTGGTATACCCTTGCGCTGTGCTCCTTCCTGAGCATAACCTCTTGCTGTATTAAATAATTTTGTGGTATAAAAACCCCAGCCGTGCGCATTTCTGCCTCTGCTCGCACCTGTACCAAACATTCTTGGGTCAACTTTATCAACAAGTGATGTGCCCCCATGATAGGAGATAATCTGGTTGAGTACCTTTTGGAGTTCATTAGATTCGCTCTTTTGAGCAGCATCTGTCAGTATCTCGATGGCATCTGCATAGTCTTTAGCGGTTATTTGATTTCCATCGACACTCGCCTGTTGAGCGGCCGTTTCTGCCATTCTCGCAAAAAGTATCGCACTCTCTTTAGCAGCCTTTTTAACCTTTTCATTTTGAGAGTTACTCAGTTTCTCGTATGTCTCGCTGTAAACCTCTTGAGCTTCTGGAGATAAATTAGATACACCCTCTGGGATAGTCTCAACTTCTTCTTGTTCTTGAACGACTGTCTCTTGAGGGACGACTTCTTGTTGTATCTGCTGCTGTACTTGCTCTTGAGGCTGTACTTGAGGTTGCATGGGTTGTTGAGACTGTTGTACCGGTTGCTCTTGTGTCCTTTGTCCCATTTGTTCATCAATTCTTGTTTGTGCCATTCCTGGTGCAAGTCTATTAGCAAACTCTTGGCTTGCTCCTAGATTTTGTAAATCTTGCGATATAACATCTGCTGTTCTATCTTGGCCTATTGTTTTGGGAGATACAGAAGCCATCACTCTATCAAAAATACCATCTGTTTGTTTTTGTGTTACGCTAGGCTCTGCTTTTTTTATTGTCTGATAAAAATTCTTTTTCAAGTTTCTCTCATCGAGATTGACCGCCATATTACCAGCACCGCCAGTCAAGAGACTATATAACCCGATTACCGCAACTGTTGTCCCAAACTCTTTGGGTGTCATTAAAAGCTTTTTATCGCCACCAAATATAGCAAGGTTTTCTGTATCTAGAATACCAACTTCTCCAAAATGCTGTGTAATTTCCTCAAAAGTTTCTCCTAAAAAGCCACTATACGCTGTGGAGTCTCTAAAAGTCTTATATGCAGTTGCCCAACCGCCAGAAGAATTATTGATGGCTTTTGATGTGTTTTTAAGGTATTTATACCAACTTTGGGCATTCAGAGCCTCTATTCCTTTTTGTGCCAGAGGGTACTTCGCCCACTCAGAGATAAAACTTCCTGCTACATCATTAAAAACGTCACCGCCTACTTTTTCAATATATGCCTGCCAGAGTGCATTTGCTCCCTCTCTAGCAGCCATAGCAACCTTTTGTTTAGTGGTTGTTGTGTCTTTACCTAAATCAAGTTTGAGTTTCCCATTATCGTCTGCTACTATTTGAGAGTTTTTAAGATAGGTTCTATCAAACCAATCAGCAGCTGCTTGAGTAGCTGGGTCAGTCCAGATTGATGCTCCATCTGTTATGAGACTACCCAACGCCATACTAGCAGTTGATATCAATCCTTGAGCAATATCGTACCCTAGTGTGCGGTTGTTTCTTTGGTTGTAGATATCTTTGAGTTCTTGTGTAGCTAAAAGAATCTGTTCTTCAATAGTCAGACTTTGACCTTTATTGAGCTTGTCTTGAATTTTTACTAGTTTAGCTTTGTCAAGAGTGTCTAAAGTGCCACCGACTATTGGAGCTTGATTATTGCTTGTGGATAAATATGTATCTAACAAACTATCTTTGATAGCCGCTTCACCTCCAGCTATTCTGTTTTGTAGCAACGCAATATCCATTATACCAGATGCGTTTTGTAATAATTGTGTTTCTTCTTTTGTGAGTTTTTCTTTATTGTGTTGCTTCCCAGCTGCTTGCTTGAATCGGTTGATTAAATCATCACTCCTTTGCGTATGAGCAATATTTTGATAATATTCTCTTTCCCTTTGAGCTTCTTGAGCTGCCTGTTGTACTGGTTTTCTAACAAGTGGAGAATTGTAGTCTAGTTGTTTCCCTTGAATTTGTTGCAAATATGGGCTGTTATTCTGCGCTTGGAGTTGAGCATTCGTGAGTGGTTGACCAGTTTTGCTAGTTGCCACCGGTTGTGTTTTTTGAGTAGTAGGCTGATAACCTTGAGCAGACTTGTTGACCATCTGAGCGTATGGTGAGTTCACCAGGTTTTGTGAGAGAGGTTGACCGGTTCTGCTTGAGGCCACCGGCACACTCTTTTTAGCCTGCATCGCCTGTAGTCGTTGTTGTTGTTTTTTGAGACTTTCAGCAGAGCGTTTTCTTCTTTCGGCGATACGTTCCTCAAGCTCGGAGTATGAGGCAGCTCCTCGCATATTTCTGACACCATTATAAGCACTATAGCCGTTTCTTTCTCGGCGTTCATTAATCCGTGCTAATAGTTGCTCGTAAGTTTGTCTGTCCATTGTCAATCTCCCTCATAAGTAGCTTTGAGTTCTGCATAGTCTGATGGTTTCATGTATCTTTGGATAAACTCTAAAAACTTTTTCCATGAGAGATTAGACTGTCTGTATAGGTTCATCGCCTGGTCAGCCCAGATATAATTGTATGTATTTGCATCTACATCACTTCGATATTGCATCGCCCAGTTTTTGTTTTGCTCTTGCACATCTTCGGCTAAATCGGTGAGATAGAGCATATCATAGTCTGATTGAGATACTTCTTTGCCGGTGCTGGGGTTGTAAAGATACGAACCATAAGCAGAGCTGGAAGAACTACGACCTCTACCACCACTCAGACTTGATGGCGTGTATCTGCTCACATCAATCGTACCCAGAGATTGCTGGTTGAGTACGTTGCCGGTATTAGCATCTACAAGAGTTACTGTTACATTACCATAATCGTCTGTGTTCTGGATAAGAGCTGGGTTGAGGTTCTTTTTCTTTTGAGCAGCTATCATGGATTGAATCATGCCTGCTGACATACCGGTCTGTTCTGCCATTCTCTGTAGGCTATCTTGAGAAGCATAGTCTAGTGCGCCCATATCAAGAAGCGTATTAATTTGTGCCAGATTGCTCTCAAAATTGTTCAAGTCATAATTGTATTGCTGAGTGTAAAGAGACATTTGAGTATTAAGCTCACTCATTGCATCTGCATATTTTTGTTGTTCAAGAGCGGCCTGTTGTGATAACACACTAGCTTTTTGGTTGTAGGCTTGTTCAAGTTTTGCAAGACGACCTGTGCGATTAGCAGCACTTGACCAGGGGTTTTCGTTGATTAAAGCTGCACTTTGGTCTGTCTGGTCTCTCAAGGCTATTATTTGTTCTTGGATTTGATTAACCTTGTCTTTATAGCTTTGTAGTCCTAAATCTGTGTACAAGGTATTGTATTTCTCTTGGAGGTTGATTGTAGGCCGTTGCGGGAGTGAGACATCAACATTTCCTAGTGCTTGTTCTCCGCTGTTACCACCACCAGTAAAAGAAGAAGCAATACTGGCTAAACCCGCGCCACTTCCACCACCATTTCCGCCTCCATTACCACCGCCATTTCCGCCGTCTCCGTCAGCCCACCAACGCTCGACATAACCAGAATTAGGATTAGTGTACCAACCTCCAGACTGCCATTGAGACGGGTCTACCGCCTCAGTTCCCCATGTATTCTGGGTTGCGGTTGCTCCGCCGTTGTCCCATCTGCCACCTCTTGAGGCTACTGCTTGTTTATATGCGTCCGATTGCCAATTTTGTGCCATATCTCCCTCACAATCTCATCATATCTGGTACTTGTAAAAAAGGCTTATGTATAGGTACATTTTTTTGCTTTTCGCTCACAAATTTTCCCCATACTTGGTCTGCTAGATTAATACACATTGTTAAGTGATTAATGTCATGAGTAGCGATAAAAAGCATATACTCAAGCACCGCCTCATTTAGCTGCTCCATATCATCTGACCAGATAGTCTGACTATTGTCGTCTGTCAATGGAGACGGCTGAGTAACCCCTGTAGCGTGTATTTCAAGTCCTTCAATATCAATAATCGGGAAGATAAAAAACCAACTTCCAAAATTAGCGTACCAATGAGTGTGCTTCTCGATATTTTCGGGTAGTGTACACTCACCATTGACATACTTCATCAAATCATAATAATCTTTATTCTGGTAAGTAATCCCATCAATGGTGAGTGTCCTAATCGAGTTTGGAGCGAATTGCACCGGACTATTCGGATAGTCATAATATCCATATCCTGCTTGCGTTCCGCCAATGTATCGAGCGCACATTTCTCGTTGTGGCCACTTGTGCAGAGACGATACATAAACAATCGCGTCATCAACGAAGCTATTTTTCATGTCATCACTAAATAAGGTTGAGTTTTTTGCAAGTCTCAACGACTGGTCGAATCTAGCTTTAAGTTGCGCGCGTGTTTTCATCTTGTCCTAGTCTAAAAGCCCCTGTTCTAACATCTTCTCATACTTTCGAGGGTCATTTTTTCTCAGAGCTTCTTCTTGTTGCCACGATATTTTTTGTGGTTTATTCACCTCTTGTAGCCGACCTGAGTTTCCAAACGGAGTAGATGGTTTTTTAGTTTGCACGGCGTGTGGGTGGTCAAAAGTAAAGATTTTTGCTAAACTCTCTAAATCACGCCCCTTGTTCTCTCTGGCAAACTTTCTAAACTCGTCTACCTGGTCTCTTACGTCCGGGAACGAACCCTCAGCCTCTGCTATCTCTAAAAAGTCATCAAGTTCTTGAGTAAACTCATCTTCTTGAGCATATTTTTTTTGCTCTTCTTCAGCTACCGCTGCTCTACGTTCAGCGTTCTCAGCACGTCTTATAGCTTTTTGCTCTTGTTCTGTGTAGTCTTCCCAGTCCTTATACTTCTCTTTCAATTCATTGTCAGTAATCTGGACAGTAGTTGCTTTGGCTTTTTCCGCTTCTAGTTTTTTGAGTTTGGCTTTCAGTTTCAAGCCCTCTTTACTAGAAGTAATATATCGTTTACTGCTTTCAAGAGCTTTTTGCTTTTCTTGCTCATAGAGAGCCTTGTAATCTGGCTCTTGCTCCTCACCTTGCTCCTCTTGAGCTTCTTGCTCTTCCTGAGGTTCTGGTAGCTCTTTATCGAGTTCTCCCTTGAACTCTTGCTCTTCAGATGGCAAATCAAGCTCCTCTGCGGGCTGTGTTGTTTCCATCTCGTCTGCTACTTGTTTAATATCCATAAGGTCTCACCCCTTTCTTTTCTACTTTATTTTTTCTTAGTAGCTTTTTTCTCTTTTACTTCCTTTGGTTTTTGTTCGGTTTTTTCTGCTTTTTCAGCTTTACCCATCAAACGCTCAAAATCTTCTTTAGAGACATAATCTTTTCTGGCATTTAATACCGCTTTATCATAAGAGGTCAATGCGTTTTTCTCTTTTCGCAAAATATCCTCAATCAGTTCTTGGTCTGCTTTATTTAAGTCTTTTAATAAAGGCATAATTTCTTTCTTCAAGCTCCCTGAGCCTGCGCTAATTTTTCATAATATTTCCGTGCTTTTTCTGGTGCTTGCAAGGTATGTTTCATCAACATCGCATTTCTCAAGCGTGCTTTAAGATATGCGTCCATAAAAGAGTTTTTACCTGATGTGTGGACTTCACATAGTTTTACGGTCAAGTCTTCAATCAGTTCGTCTAAAATATCAACCTGCTCGTTAATTGTCGGGGGCTTTTTATTCATGGCTTCATTAGCCCGCTCGTACATCTCTAGCTCCTCTTTACTCATGTCTGCAACTGTAAAGTTTTCCCGCTGCATAATGCGGTCTAAAGGATTAGAGAATTGCATTACCTGCTCCTTCCTGGTTTAACTGAGGCATTTCTGGAATGGGTTGCTGTGCTGGTTGCCCCATCATTACAGGTTGTGGTTGCATAACTCCACCGCCAGCCATCGCTTGTTCTTCCATACGTTTTTCTGCCTGTTCAATCACACGCTCTTCCTCAGCTTTTACTTCGTTCTTTTCTTCTGGGGTTAGGTTGGTTACTTCAAGTAACTTCTCTTTGTAAATGCGTTTCAGAGCCGCATTTTCTGGCATTACTTGAATGGCCACATTGAGCTTTTGCAGGTCGTCCATAAGTTCTTGGTCGTCAATGTTAGCCGGCAAGGCTTCAATATCATAACCATGAGGAGTGATTAAATCTTTATACTTGACTGATTGCAAGAATGAATTACCTCTTGCACCACGCTTCACCATCAACACTTTGTCAAGATAACCGTTGTTCGCACCACCCTCAATGAGTTTGTACATCTTGGTGGCTGTATCTTTCCATGCGTTAGAGTAGAATGGGGTCATTGATTGAATACGCTGTTTAGCGTTGCTGACTGCAATCTCGACTTCACCTAGAGTAACTGTAGACGGAGTAGTCGCACCCTGCATTGAGGTTGTTGCTGCGGTTGATTGTTCGGTGAGTGTTTTAATCCAGGCAATTTGTTCAATCGTTGACGACAAATCTGGGACTGGTATCTGCTGTATCAGTTCTGCTGGGTTACCAGGTACTGGGTAGAACGCCCACGCATAAGGATTAAATGTCTGTGGAATAAAGTTTTCGTTGCTAGAGTTATAAAAGAACATTGATAGGTTACGGAGTGTCCGGTTTTCAACTTCCTGAGACCACCAGATGTTGATAAGCCGGTTAGCGTCTCTGACCGTATCTGCCACGCCGTCTGACCAGAAGTCAATCGGGTCAACATCGTCTGTCCAGCTATCAATCGGATAATGACTGTCCCAGAAGTCATCGCTAGTGTTGCCAATCACATCTTCAAGAGGCAGACAAGCCACCGGTTGATTGTTGATTGTAGGAATGTAGTAAATAATCTCTTTATCTTTTCTCTTGCAATAGAGCCTGAAATAAAAGTCTCGTCTGACAATCTCTGTAATAGCATGATAATCTGATAGACCATAACCCATATCTTGGATACGTCTATCTTTGGCTGAGTTTTCAATGCGATAATCATTAGAACCACCTGAATAGCCATCAATGGTATCTAAAATCTTTTTTACTTGTGTTTTATCAAACCAGGGATTGTTTTGTATCTGCCATTTTGTCTCTTCGATATTGACGTGAATTATGTAGTTGGCGGTTGCATCTGCGTTAATCGGGTCGCATGAGGGGTCAACCAGCAAGTCATAAGGGTCAATTACTCTAACAGTAGGTTGGCCATTGTTGATACCCAGCATCTTGATGCCACGCCCATAAAGAGCTGCATTTTTCTTGTCTGCTCTATCAATTGATACACCTTGACAAGCCTCATAAATGTAGTCCCACACGCCGTTCATGTAAATCTCTTTTTGTTTGTCGTTGTCTTTATTGAAAAATCTGATTGTAGGGGCTTGGTTGATAGAAGACAAGACTGTGTTGATTGTTGACTTCATTATGGGTAAACACACGCTCTGTCTTTGAGTAAAACGATTTGTCTCAGCCTTGAGACGATAAAGGTCATAATTAGCCCGCCACTCTGGGTGTCGTCTTTGTTGGAACAAATAACCCTCTTGGAATGCTCTCTCGATGAGCCCCGTTAAATCCTGAATATTATAATCAACAAAACCACCTGACATTTTTTATGGTATATCCGTATCAATTAAAAAAATCAAGTACCTATTTCGTCATAAAATATCTTCACATAGCAACCAGGAACTGTAAAAGGCAAGCCACCATTAAACCAGGGGTCATTTTCTCCTCTATATCCCCTTTTAGCAATATAATAAAATCGATTACTAATCAATCCAATATTAAAACTTTCATTTCCAGAACCTGTCGGTATTACTCTTGCCCCATCTGCTTCATAAGGCCCGATTGTCCACCCCATAAAAGCCGGATTGTAAGTAAAAGGATTATTTGCTACATTGAATATCATTTCTATAGGTATAACTAGAGTATCTGTATCCCACCCTCTAGCACTTGTGCCATCTTGACCACGACTACAACCTGTGAATTGTGTATCGTTGCTGCCAGTAAATGTAACTATTTCTTGATAAAAAGTTTTTATTTCTGTCCATTTACCTAAATTAAACCAGCACCCCCAGTTTTCTATCCCGCCCAAATACACCTCAACCCATTCGCTGTCTCCTCTATACCAAGTCCAGAAGCCATTCCACATAGAACAATAACCCTCTGTCCAACCTGTATCTATAGTCTGCCAACTTCCAGCTTTATAGAATTGATAACGTCTTGAGCCTCCATCTCCAGTCCATCGAGCGTCGCCACTAAAATTTCCATGTTCGTAAGTACCCTCAAATACTCCACCCTCAGCATGAATAATAATTTTTGTTTTTTCTTCTGCCATGCTATCCCAGTTCAGCATACGAGCTGGTTCAATCGCTGATGTCCAATGCCAATCTTGCAAAATAGATTCTTCAAGTTTAGCGAGTACAAATTTTCCCTTATCACCAAACTTATTTGCATTTGTCATATTGATAGTTGTATCGCTATCTCCACAATTAGAAGTAAGTTTAGTATCTGTTGTAATTGCTGTCCCAGCGTGTACTACTTCTGAATGCACCTTAAAGTTGGGATAAGCGCTACAAAAACGCAACTGATTAGGTTTTGCTGTTCTTATATCACTTCCAGGCTTTGTTATGATTAATCCATATTTGCCATAATCATCATCTGGTATATTGCTATTGCTCAATGCGCTCCCTGCCTGGTCTGCAAAAATATAATAATATACTGTGCATGATTGAGTTGCATAAAGCCATAAACTATCAGTAGTTACATAGCTTTCTAATCTTGCATCTTCTTCTAGGTTACTCGACATATTGCGCACACCACCAAAAGTAGATATACCAGATTGACCGCCAAAACTTCCTGTAAAATAACCATAATATGCAGGCTCATAACCATAATCATGGGTAATTTTTGTCCATTGTCCATTTGTAAGATGTATACTACCAATTGTTCGTGCTTTGAGTGCCGTAAACTCACTATGTAAACTACATTGTTTAGGATTACAAGTAGCCACATTATAACCAGGTAGAGATACTTTAAGACCATAAGCCCCGCTGTCAGCTTCTCCTCCGCTCACGCTATTGCTGGTTATGGTTTGCAAACATACATAGGCAGAAAATGTTAGTGTTGTGTTGGCTGTTACTTGACCATTATTTAATTTGTGAAACCAAAATCTTACTATCCCAGTTGTCTCAGAACTTTGCAAAAATTGTGTCTCTAATAAGAATTGTCGCCCACCAGCAGAAATTACTTGAGTGCCATCTGCGAGCATCGTTCTTGAATTACTACCATAAGTAACTGATAAATAAGCGTGGTATACATAATAATCCCAAGTACCAACTGATACCGGCAAATCATAATAATGACCATTTAAATCATAGCCAGAAAGTACAGTTACAATCCGTGTCTGTCTATCCCTTGCCAGAAAAACCTGCTGGTCATCTCTCCAGGCTAAATTTTTGACTGCTGTGTCTGTGTCATAGCCTCTTTTTGGAAAAACGAACCCATAGCTCATATTTAATCGAACAATTTACCTAATACCCAGCGATAATTACTGCCGTCCCCGCCGTAAATCCGACCATCTGTGCCTAAGTCGATTTCGCCGGTCAAAATATTACCAGCCGCTAACTCACCTGAAAAAACTGCATCTCCTGTGCGACCATCAAGATAAAATGTTTGGTCTCCGTTGATATTTTCTGCCGTAATACCATCGCCAGTTATTCTTATCCAACCAGTAACATCTTCTTCCCCAATTTCAATTGCTCCTAGATTTGTAAACGTAAATTTAGATGTGATTTGCCCGGCAACAGTATTAAGCCTTTTACTAACGACCTCTTTAGCATATTGTGGGGGTGAGAGAGTACGTGTTTTTGTTGTCTCGCTTGATGTTGTCCCCATCACACTCGATGTCGAGCTAGTCGCTCCAGAATTAAATTGATATTCCTGCCCATTGAGAGGGGTGGGCTCTATGACTGTTGGATAGATTATTTTGTATTTTTCTGCCATCAGTTAGCCTCTGGTTCTAACACTATAAATATATCCTTAATCTGTGGACTATCATTGCCTACAGGAGTTATTTTTACTGCAAGCTCAATATAGCTGGCGTTATCACCAATCTCCCAAGTAGCCTCAGTACCAGAAGTAAATTCGCAATCCGAATTTTGGTGTTCCATCGCATCACTAAAATAAGCCTGCTTAAAGTCGCCATTAAGGTCAATTCTGTAAAAAAGTTCCACCTTAGCCCCCTCTGGTATCTCGCCAGATTTCATCACGACATGAGTAAAGCGGTATCTGCCAGGAAACTCACTATATGGTGCTTTGAGAATAAGAGAAGTATATTCTCCTACCTGTTTTGTGTTTTCGCTGATAGTGTAAACTCTATATGAATCGCCCACTCTAGAACCAACTAAAAGAACTTGTTTATTTGTTGTATTATCATAAAAATTAACTAACCCACCAAGCTCGTCTGTTATCATCGGATATTCGAGATTAAGTGTGGGTGTACCAGCATTTTTATTGCGTCCATAGCCATAAATACCATTGGCTGTAACTTGTGTATCTCCATGAGTTCGTACTGCCCCAGAAACTGCAAAAAGTGCCACATTATCTCTGATTGCTGCTCCTCCTGGTTTTACTGTTGCTCCAGACGGCAAACTACAAATAGGCTGTTTATTGTATAAATCTGAATACCAGATTTTACCATCAGCAAAAATCAAAAAGAACTCTCCGTCAATACTTGCATCAACCTTAGAAAAAGATAGGTTTGTTCTTGAAATCCAGTCAACCTCGCTCTGACTGGCCGTGCTCTCGGTGCTAATATCATAAAGGCAAGCCTGCTCGTCTACTTGAGCTGCACTACATAAAGCTGCGGTTGCACTATTACCTCTGGCACAATTAGTGAGAGTTGTTATAGTTATTGATGGTGGGAATGGGTTGCCCTCAGCTTCATTTGTGTATGAACCATCTTCAATATAAACTGCCGCCAGCTTGTTGTTATTGCCAATCAGAAGCAATTGATTGACCACCCTCATATAGTGCCAATCAGCTGGCATAAGGTTATTTTTCGGATAAGTTTCGCCTGTGCCTGGCCCCGACGCATTGACATCTGACCAGTTGCTCTGTCCTGGTATCTCTTTTCGATTAAGTCTGGTGTCAGTCGCCCAAAACAAGTAGGGCTTGTAGCTATTTGCAGAGATATATCGATAGGATAACGCTGCCCCCTTGATTTTACCAGTTGGTTCTGTATATACTTTAGTCCATACCCCGGCAGAAGTCCGTTTATATATTCTTCCTGTATCACCAAAACCATAACAATTGCCGTCTGGTGCTGGCACAAACCAGAGTACCAAGTCCTCAAAAACTCCCTCCCCCTCTTGTACTAGAGCTTGTTTACAAGTGAGAGAATCATCTCCTGAGCGTATTTCAAGACCGGACGACCATTGTCCGCTCCCAGCTATCCCTTTATCTGTAAAATCACTGATTCCTCCTACAAAAGAAGTTAGATTGTATACCGGACTTGTTGCCATATTTTTATCTCCTAAACTTCTGATACATATTCTCAACTACTGCAATTGATTTTTCATAACACTTCCTCCAAAGTTCCAAAACCTCTTTGCCGTCTATCTTGAGAAGGCCAAAAAGCGATATAATCTCTTGTACGAGAAGTATGTTTAGGTGCTCAAAAGCATCTTGTATGTAAGAAACTTCATTAAGAAAAAATGTAACCAACGGATAAATGTTTTTTTGATAAATAATCACCGCTTCTAGTGCCACGATTATAAAGCCCATTTCGATGTTGTCTGATATATTCATCGCCTCAATAATCTCTAGAAACTGTCCTACAATAGTATTAACATCATCTTCAACATCTATTTCCTCAAGATTGCTCAAAACATGATAAGCAAATGTTTTGATATTATCGTTGACATTAAGTCTTTCAACCACATCGACAATGAACTTGCCAAGAGGGAAAGAAGCTAAATAAGTTTGCCCTGTGTAATCAAAACCAAGCATTACTCTTCCTCCTTTTTCTTGCCTTTAAGTTGTGCTAACCTTTGTGCAATCACATCTGGTATAGGCACACCCCATTCGCTCAAATTCTCAATCACGGATATAAAATCGTTCACAATCAAGGCTGATATGGTTACATCTCTCAATGGTGCTTCCCAGCCCGCAATTGCCGGTACTATCTTATCTGCCTGAAAACAAACCACTACTAAAAGCAGGGTTCCCACTTTTTTGATAATTCCTTTAATTCCCTCTTTACTTGACAATTCCCCTTTAAGCCAGGCAGCAGTCATGCCGGTAAACCAATCGGTTATCAAGAAAAAGATAAGACCATAAAAGAGCTTGTCTAGCTCGCCAAAAGCCCACATAGTAGCCGAGACTATTGCCCCCCAAGTAAAGTTAAAAACCCACTTTGTCATGCAAAAAGCTCCTTTAATCTCTCCACTATCTGCTCCCAGAGCGGTTTAGTTTCGCAACTACTGCTTTGGTTCTTGTAGTATTCAACTTCTGCCTCTAATTTTTCAATTGTTTGGTCTTTTAAGGCCACTTCACTTAGGAGTTGGTCAATCCTAGCCTTTAGCTCGTCAAGCCCAGAATTATCCAGTTTAGAGTAAAGCTCGTCAATTAACTTATTTTTATCAATGAGTGTTTGGTCGAGCGTGCTCACTTGTCCCTGCAATTCGTTTATTTGTTTGAGTTGTTTGCCAATCTCTTGCCGGTCTTTTTCTGCTTGTTTGCTCAAGTCCGAGTTTTCTTCTTCTAGCTTTTTAACCTTGCGCCGTTCGCTCCCAAGATAACCGCCGCCATCGCCAGAAGCATCACCCCAAGCGCATTTCTTGCCATTGATACCAAGATGCTCAATGAGTTTACGCTCACCAGCCTCAAAATTATCCACATCTAAGAAGTCGTTGTACATAATATCTCCTTCTAGGACTCCGCCATTATCAGTCGCACCTCCCGACTGCTGATTTCCATTGTTTTTAGATTTAACCTGATACACCCGCAAACTTTCGATACAACCATACTCAGCATATCTGATAGTTACCAGATTTTCTAAACCTCCCCAGGGGTCTCCTATGAGAGTATTTTGGATACTGCCATTTTTATTGAGAACAAGGTCGAGAAGCAACACAAAATGTTGTCCGCTCCCATTAATACCTCTAGCATCAACTTCTCCGATAACAATGTAATTGTTGTATTCATTGAGTAGATATTGTTTTACCTTATTGTCATTCCACTCCTCTTTACGTCCTGTAACAAACATAGACGGATTCTTAGAGGCTACTACATCTGCTTGGAGCAGATTGCGGTTCACATAACTTCCATTCTCTATAAAAAGCTTGTTTAGAGTTCTCGGATTATAGTTGTAGCCATGTTGATATAGCCCATAGGCAAGAGAGGTTATGTTACAACCATAACCTCCGATTGTAGTACCACCAGTCCCTAGTATTTCGTTCTTCCATTTAGGGTCGTATTGGCAGTACATATAACCTTTCTAGATATATCTCACAAAGCAACGATTGACAGACTGGTCTCCATTGATAGTTCCCGCAGACACGCGAGTATAAATACTCAATGTATCATTTGCAGAGACCGAGACAAAAATCGCAGGCAAAGAAACAGAATAGTAGTTGACTCCACCTGTTACAAAATTTGTATTGAAAATCTTGCTCCCATTTTGATATACATATATCAATCCGTTACCAGATTGGCTAGGTGAGATATTAGCACTGATTTGCACAATACCCGCCACACCACAAACAAGATTGTCTGAGACATCAAGAGAAAAATCAGAACCTCGAAGACTAGTCAAAGTATTAAAAGGCAATTGTGTATCAGTGTTAGGTGATGGAGTTGTGTTTTTAAATGTGATACTTGCTGCCGATTGATTAAGAGCTGTATATACTCCTCCAGAAGTAACCGCTTTTGTGCTTGCTGAAGTCGGTTCTGTATCCCACTCGGTGCTACCTACTGAGTAGGTTGGGATAGCTCCACTCCATGTACCATCTGCATTCAAGAATTTGTCAGCGTCAGTAGTAGCAGGTGCGGGCACTAAACCAGCCGCTCCAGCATCTACTCCATCAGTACCTGTAAAATTTGAGTAGGTTGCACTAATTGTTGAACTAACAATGCTGATGTGAGAACCAGCCGTGAGAGTATCTTGTTTGCCAGCCAACGCAGTTTCAAGGTCATCAAAATATTTTTGAGTTAAGCTGTAGTATGCTTTCCAACCTGTAGCAACACTCAAGCCTGATGTCCCCTCTTGGGCACGTGTAATTGTCAAAACGGCATTACTGCCAGAAGTGGTCTTGGCCGTAACCCTAACAATCTCGCAGGTTGTAGGTGTAGGGTCGCCGGCCTGAGACCATAAACAGAGATTATACGCACCGAACGAGGTCGGGTCTGGAAACAATGAGCCGTTACTGACCGTTACTGATGTACCTGAGGTCGCAGGTGAGGGTGCAGCAACTACCGAACCCGTCACAAAATTTTGCGTATTATCCATATTTTTAACTCCTTGCTACTTGGAATTCGTGTGCAATTTGGATACTCGAACCATCGCTGATGGTGATAGCAGAAGGCAACACAAATCGATTCATCATTGTGCCAGCACTAGCTGCTGAAAACACACCGGTCTCAGCAATAGTCGCAGAACCTCCAGACGCAGTAAAAGTGTGGCTGATAACTTTTGTATCGTTAGCTACTGAGGTTGTAGCCTGAGAATAAGTACCAGCAGCACGTGCCATACCATTACTTGTCAGTTCAGTTTCCAAAGCTGTATCTGTTGCGGCGGCCGCAGTATTACCAGAGCCAACGGCGATATAAGTAAATTTGGTTGAATCACCGCTATCAAAAGCAGCAGTACCTAAAGCAACTAAGCCGCCATTGACAACCACATTAGCTAAACTCAGCTCGTTCACAAAATGGCCAACATTGAGACCAAACAGACGATGTAAAAGCTCGTTTCTCTTGAAAAGTTTAATCGGATTGCCGTTTTTGTCCCATACTCGGATTTTTACATTTTCTCTGGTGTGAAATTCAGTTCTTTTCATTTAATTACTTTCTAATTGCTCATCTGGAGGGGGCGGGGTGAGCCTCCCCCTCCAGTTCTAAGCCTAAAATTAGGTAGTTACGTATAAGCAGATACCTGCTGGACGGCGGACATCAGCAACTTTACGACCCCAGAGAGCCAGAGATTTGTAGCCATAACCATGACCCATCTCAATTCGGCAAACTTCGGATTCGTTCAAAGCCAAGCCCATAGTACACCAGCTCTTGTGCATAGCCAGAGCGTAGTAGTTACCAGAGCTGTCTTTGGTGAGGTTGTTGCTCATGTAGATTTTGATGCCGAGATATTCACCAACATAGCCCTTGAGCTTCAATCTGTCCATGACATCGACACTCAAACGAGCGCGGTCAATTTGTTGAGCATCAGCGAACATATTGGTGATAACTGGTGGCAACACAATCGCACGGTCAGTTTCTGGGATATTGTTCTCGTCGAAGATAGTCTTGACTTTGAGCAAGGTAGTCCAGAGATTGCTGTTCGTGATTTGGAGTGGAGTGTTAGCTTGAATTTCATAAGAAGCACCACCGCTAATCGCACCACCGGTGTAAGCACTAGTTTCATCATCTAAATCATCTTCAATAGTGATAGAGGTGGCACTAGTGTAGGTTTTCACACGATACCATTTGGTATGACCGGCAGCTTTGAATGGCTTACCAACCATGTCAGAAGTAAAGGTTGTACCAGTACCAGTTACAGCACCAGTTGTCGCAGCAACGGCAACAGTACCAGTTGAATAGCTAGTACCAATCCAGTTACCGGCGGCAGCATCGCCATAAAGGCCGAAGATTGATTTATCAACCTGAACTTTCAATTTGCGACCTGCATCGTCAAGGGCAGAACCTTGTGGGTCTTTAATCCAAGACTTCACGCGAGCATAATCACCCACCGCAAATTGTAATTGATAATACTGGTCAGCAGTCATGGTGGTAGGTTGTTCGTTTAAGCTGTTCCAGCTAACAAACGAAGCCAAATCACCGCTTGCTTGTGTCCAATCACCGACTTGAATATTATTGATGTGGACGGTGTCTCCCACACGTTTGAGTTCGCCCTCATAGTCTTGATTCGTTACCTCACGGGCGCAGGAGGTAGCAATGTAGTTTCGCATTAGCTGTTTAGCAAACGCTTCACCAGCCATTGTTGCGTATGTTTGTGGCATTTAGCCCCTTTCCTTTTTGCCTCATCTACAAAAAAACAGACGAGACAAAACTACTTAATAGTTTTTGCTGCTCGTCTGGTCTGCATTGAGTCCAGGTTAGAGACTTTAATTTAATTGCTCGTCTGGTCGTTTTATCGTCCAGGTTAGAGACTTTAAGCCGTATATATCGGTATCATTTACATTTGTCAAGGGGCAATTTTTTAATAATCGAATTTGCCCTCATTGTCGTATACTTCTTGAGGAACATAGTAGTTACTACTACCATTCATAAAGTTACCCGCAAATGTGAGGACTAGTGCATCTGTAACATCTGGTGAGTGAATACCACGTCTTCTCATATCTTCCTTACTTTCAATCTGTATTTTGCCAACCGGGTTTTTGCGGTATCTGATAGACAACATATCGTCCCACTCTTTTGATGGGTTGAGAGCAGAACCCATCTCTAACCAGTTTTTAAGACCTCCCTTACCCGCATAAAGTTCTGCCCGCAAATTGATATACTCGTCCTTATTTTTAGCAGAGTTACCCAGAACAACCGGTATGATTGTGTAGCCTTTGTATTTTAAGAAGTCTGTAACACCGCCGCCAACGCCTGTATCATCAATATAACAATCACAAGGTCTGACATTGTATTCTTTAATTACTTCGATAATTGCATCTGCAATTACACTATCAATGGCTGTATTTGTTGATGGTGGCACTTGCCACTTTTTAATCACGGTGGCCACATTATCAGTTCTCAAGACTATCACATTAAAATCACGACCAGACCTGGCAACATCAATACCTAGTTTTGGTGTACCCACACTTGTTAGCTGTCTATCTTGAGCTTCATACAACATCTCAGTGGTTATCAAGTTCATATAGCCATCACCGCTCACAATACCCTCTGGCGGGAATTTACATTCATAGTTTATCTCGAACATAGCCCTATCTTCTTCTTTTTGCTCGTCTATAAAGTCCTGAGTAATACGACCCTCTCTAAGCGCGCGATAACAATCAATGAAAATCTTGTAATAGCGGTCGCTATTCCAGGTTCTCCAGAAGTGATTTCTGAAAAATGGGTTACCAATCTTTATCATAAAGCTGTCTTCTGCATGGTCTCCAAGCATACGTCCAACAGTACCCTGAATAAAATCTGGTATCCATGCGCTCTCGTCCTCAATCAGCGTGTCTGCACCAAAACCCATAAGCGACCCTGAGATTTCATTTCTGTTGCTCTCAGCAGAGTAAGTTTGTATCTCTGATTTTGTACTTGAGAAAAAGATGCGGTCTGAGGCTTTTCTATCACGCAAGCGGTCAGCATCTGTAGTACCTTTCTCAAATAAGTCTTTTGTATAGGGGCAATTGAGACCCAACATAATCATTTTTTCCATGATAATCTGGGCGTGCTCTTTTTTTCCGGCAACAATAGCTATTTTGTGAGTTTGGCAAGATGCTAAAATGAGCAAACCTGCTGCAACTGATAGTGATTTTCCATAACGTGTCATACACAAGCATTGAATCCGGTTTTTACCATCTGGGGCACGGCGATGTATCACACAATCTATTATCTCTACCTGTCCTGGTGTCCATTTAATCTTTTTGCCATTGTCTTCCTCAAATGCAAAAAACTCAAGAGATTCTAGCGTGCCTTTTTGTGGCTTATAGTCAATCTCTTTTGGGTCAAATGATAGTGTCTCGTATTTCATATAAAGTGGGGAGGGGTATTGAGCCCCTCCCATAGTGTCTCAAGCCCAGTCCTCGAATGTTAAATCAGTTAGCTCTTTCCAGCGTTTCATTGCCCTTTCTCTCATGTCGTCCCACCCAGCTTCTGAGAAGTAGGCCACGCCGTCTGGCAGCTCCTGGTTCTTGCTCACGAAGTAATCTTTGATTACTCGGTAGATGTGAAAAGCCTTTTCTGCCTTGAGGTTTTTTCTTTTCACATACTCGTCCCATGTTATCTTCTCCTGAGTGTAAAGATACTTAGGGAACATTTCTATCTCCTCCTTTCAGAGCTTGAGATTATCTCGAACATATCCGTATTATCTTTCCTTGTCAAATACTTGATATAAAATCTCTTTCACTACCTCACAATTAAAGCCATTACCGCATTGCTTGTAGCGTTGAGTATTAGATATTTCTATTTCCTTTCCATCTAACTTGCCATATTTTGTCCAGTTGTCATCTAATGATTGCAACCGTTCGCACTCAAGTGGTGTGAGTTTTCTGATTTCACCTCTCTGGAGTATCAAGCTATCTTTTTGCACAGTAGTCAAGCTGTTTGTTTTGTCGTCTTTTCTAACCTCAACATTTTGCTTGATAGAGTTATCTTTTTGGTATCTACCCCTCATGGCACAAGATTTAGGTTTATCAATGACTATAAGACCAGTTTTGTTTCTCTTGACCATGCTTTTTGTGTTTTCTTTATAAATGGTCGCTAAAATAGTCTGGCTTTTCTCTCTTTCTATAACGCCATTCATACATTGATGACCAAACCCTTTATAATCACGCGACATTAAACAGAGACTCTTGTCAATAGGTTCGCTGATATTCTTGGCATAATTACTTGCTTTTACACCAATCCCGCTCTCAAGTATATCCTTGAGATAAATGTGCCTATCTTCTGGTTGTTTTATTTCTACCTGCTCGTATTCTCCTTTGTCATTGAGTTTACCTACCCAAAAAAGCCTTTTCCTTTGTTGCGCTGAGACTAAAGCGGCATTTATCATCACTGGCTTAATTCCAAAAAGTTCGTTTGACATTATCTCTTGCCACTCTTTTTTCATTGAAGCAACATTTTCCAAAATAAAATATTTTGGTCTTATCTCCTTGACTAATCTCACAAACTCAAAAAAGAGTTTCGATTGCTCACCCTTAAGACCTTTTCTATCACCAGAGCAGCTGAGGTTAGTACATGGCGAGCCGCCGATTATTAAATCGATTTTTTCTGGCAACATCTCTTTTGTGATTAAGGTAATATCACCCAGTTCAATTGTGTCTGGATAGTGGTATCTAGTAACCGCACTAGCGTACTTGTCTATCTCTGAGCTGTAATACTTTTCTACCGCAAGGCCTGCCCTTTCTAGAGCAAGCCTTGCAGTCCCAATCCCATCAAAAAGCGATAAAACTAGCACAAAAACTCCTTCACAAAATCAATCGCCTCTTCTGCACCACGACAGATTTTAGCCGGGATACCGCTTATTTCATAAATTCTAAGCCAATACTTTTGCTCTTTACTGACTCTTCCGCCTTTTTGTTTTTTTAGCTCAACTCTAAGCTCAAAAGCGGGGCAAGATGGCAACATAAAAATTTCGTAGTCGAAAACTCCTTTTTTCCTGCCTTGTCTCTTGAGCTTCATACCACGTAGCATATCTGCTCTTGTGCCACCATAGCTTTCGTTTGCTATATGGCAATAGTCGATTATCTTGCCTTGCATTTTCATCAATTCGAGCCATTCAACAAAAGTGCAGGCCTCCTCGTACTCTGTGGGTGTGTCAGTTTTTCTTGTCATCTTTGTTTTCTTTAATATTCTTACTTGTCTCTATTACACAGCGGTCAACCTCTCGTTTAAATCTTATTTCTGCATCATCAATGTTCCCAACTCTAAACACCTTTCCCTCAATATCGCCAACACCAAATAGTTTCATTTCTTCAACACACCAGCATGACTTTTTCTGACATGGCTCATTAAATACATATATAGTAGCTTTAACTGCTGTGCATCCAGAGTCTCCACATTCTTTGAGATAATTTTTGCTAAGACTTCTCCATTTTTTTATATGTGTCCACTTTCGTGGTTTTATAAATGTATCAGTTTTTCTTGTCATCTTCTTTAACCTTTATAAACAATGTATAATCTGCCTGAAACATAAATTCCAAAACTTCTTTGTCATTCCACTTTTCTATCTTTTTTTGAGCAAAAACATCTTTCCATGTGCCATCTGTGACAAACCAGTCTCGTCCTTCTTCTCCATAAGAATCGGTTTCTCCAATCGACATTTCAACTTGTGGTATTTCCGCAAGAGGCAACTTTTTTAGCGTTTCAATTAATTCTTTAACTTTCATTTTTCCTTTCCATTTATTTTGCTCTGCAAAGCCTATAATCAATGAAAGCGAAAAATTCTTTATCTTGGAAATCGTATTCTACCAAATTTGCTATTCTACAAGATAACGCCTCTTGTAAATTTATTGGGCGATACTGCTTAAAATATATCTTTCTTTCCGTGCGAACAGAAAAAATATCGTTAAAATTTTCATCTTTTACCGTAACATCAAATTTGTCATTTCTTACAATCTCTCTCAAAAATTGCCCCAATGTTATATTTAATGGTAGTTTGTCCTCAGACACAACCTCCAAAAATTCTTTTCCTGTAATTTTATCAGTCATTTTTCCTTTCTAAATTCTTTTCTATTCGCTCTCCCTGCAATTTTCATAAACTCTCTAAGTTCTTTTTCTTCTTCCCAGTTTTTCCTTTCCTGCCATTTCTCTTTCAGCCGTCTCAGACAACCGGTGAGTAAATCACCGGTTATCCGCGCTGCAATCAAAATCAAGTAGTATTCAAGTTTAGTCATTACTTCCGTCTCCCACAAAACGCACCACCAAAATCATTTTTTCTCGTTTCGGACTTGCAAACTTATCCTTGACAAAAACTTGTGATTGAAGCAGTTTCTTGCTCCACTCAGCCATGTCAGTAACCGCCTCAATCTCTCTGCTTGCTCCATATTTCTGTACCCAGATGGTGTTTTGTCCAAAATTGGTGCTTGTGACTAAATCAATTAATTTCATTTTTCCTTTCTGATTCTAATTTCAAGTTCACTCATTGTTTCTTGATTGAACCTGTACGCAATTGGCTTGAAGCTTTGTACCTCATAGTCGAGCCATTTCTTGTCTGCAACTCTGTCTAGCGTGTCACAAGTTGCAATTGTCGTGCCTCCCTCTGGGTTTTCAACCACAATATGGAAGTAGGCCACATTCTTGACAAATGGTCTTAGCTCTTTAAGGTGCATAATTCGCTTTCTAATGCCTGTAAATGGCGGTCAATCTCGTTTTGTGATTGTCTGCCCGCTTTCCAACCAAACCACTCTCTATGCCACGATAATGCCTTTCTTTTAAGTCCTTTTTTCGTCCACACATTCTCAAACGGCACACAATCTGTAGGCAACGGCCGGCTATACTTATTTCTCCCCCAGCTCATCACTGCAAACCTCCCAGTCTCGCACCAACCAAAAGTGCCAACAAGATAATGACCACAAAAGCCAACACTTTAACAACCGGTCTATAATTAAAACCAGGCTTGGGCAGTCGTAGCTCGATAATCTCGATAGTCCCTGCTCCGGCACTTTTTTTTCGCATTTCTTGCGCCATCTTGAGTTTTTGAGCATTGCGTTGCTTGGCAAGTTGCGTTTTTCGTCTTATCATGTTCTGATAGTCCTTGTAGGTCTTGCTCTTTTTAATCATTCTGTAGGTCTCATGGCCTATATCAAACTGGAACATAATCATCTCTCTGGACAAGCAGTAGGAATCTATTGCGTTTTTAACCTCCGCAAATTTCTCTGCTGTAACCTTTGTTGGCTTGAACTTTCTGGACATATTGTCTCCTTTCTTTTACTTTACGATACAAAACCACACGGCAGCCGCTGCTACCAAGAACAAAATCACATCAACAATTCTTTGTCGCTGTCGCGCTCCCTCAACCTCTAGCTCAATGAGTTCCAAGATTAAATCCGTCTTGTTATCTTCTGTTGACTTCTTTTTGGGAGTTTCTCTCCTGTATACTGGCCGCTTTTCTAACGACTTTAGAGATGCTCCGCATTTGCGGCGATATTCTGTAAAGTCGTGGCTACAATTAATACGACTGATTGTACCTTGCGACAAATCATAGTGTCTCGCAAGCGTTGTGTTTTTGGTTGTTTTTAATTTTCTCTTGATTTCATTAAAAGTTTCTTCGTTTATTCTCATTTTGTTTACTCCTTTATAGTTTTCCTACTATCCGAGCTTTTTCCTGCCCGATGTCTCTTTTAAGTTCTGCACAAAATCCGGCGATATTTACTGCTCTTTGGTCGGAGTTGTGCTTTTTGGCGTATTCCATACGCTCATCAAGTTTCGCTCTGATAAACTTTAGAAGCTCCAGAGCTAGATGGTCATTCATAGCTAGTCCTTTCTAAAAGTACTTTGACCTTTCCTCTGCTTCTCTCTACTACTTGATATGGTTGTTTTGTCTGGCAATAAATTGGTGCTTTGATAGTACTTGTGGTGGTTGTGTCTTGCCATACGTTGTAAGACTTTTGGCCACAAACTTTAATCAAATTCGCTCTTTTGAGCTTGACAATCTGTGAGCGTGGCACATCAAACATTTTCAGCTTTTTTCTAATCTCTCTGCTTGTCAGCCCTCCATCATCAAGAGCTCTAAGTATCTTGTCTTGACCCTGTGTTATTTGAACCATCTGGACATTTTCCTTTCTATAATCCTTTAATTTTGGCTACTTTTTCATCTTCCATCTGTGCTAGGTAGCTATCCCAGTCCGGATAGCGATATAACTTGTTAAGTTCTGGCTCGTACAGAAGCACATACGATTTTTGCATTTGTTTTTTATTCATAAGTACTGTTAGTCTGTATTTGCCCTCAAACGGCGTGAGCTTGTCGATTGCATAGATGTCGCCGTTCTCTCTCAAAAAGTGATAGTGAAGAAGTTCTGATGGAGTTTTAGTACCTTGTTTTCCCGATTCAAGCCATTCGTCAAGTATCAGCTCAAACCAGTCTTTGGGGCTTTTTTGTACTAGCTTCTTTTTGGCCTGTTCCCACTCTTTCTCTTGTTGTTTTTTCTCAATCTGCTTGGTCGTATTCGGGTTTTCAGTAAGCGTGGGGTCGGTCTTGCCATATTTGGCGTATCTGGCCTGTAAAATATCCTCAAGCGTTTGCATTCTCTAGCCTTTCCTGTTGCGTATAATCCACATTCTTCGTGTAAAACTCCCATTTGTCGTCAATCGCTTGTTTGGCCATTAGTCGCTCTTTTGTTGGCATTCCCTTTTCGATAAATTTCAAGATGTTTTCGTCATTCCTCAGGTGATATTCCGGTGTTGCTTTCCAGCCGTCTTTGCCTTTGCCTTGATAGAACTCGTCGTTTCCCATCACCAGAAGAGAAGTGATAATATCCTCAAGACTTATGGTTTTTCTTCGGGTTGCAAACTTTTTCTGTTTCTCAGGTGATATCCGGTAGTGGCTTTGGAAGAGGTGGTTAAAAGCTCCTAGATAAAACCTAAACTCCTGTGAGAGATTTGGTTTCTGAGTTTTTTCACCAAAAAGATTCGTATTTTCGTCCGATGTTGCCCCCAACTCGGACATAAAAACATTTATGTTTTTATTATTATTCATATTCATATTCATATTGTTTGGTGTTTGATTTCGGTTTGATTTCTTTTTGATTTCAATTTGATTTCGATTTGATTTCAATTTGATTTCCGTTTGATTTTGATTTGATTTTCTACCTTGACCTCTTTTGCTTGATGAAGCCGACTTATCCAGAGAAAACTTGACACAATTAAAAATGGTTTGGAGGTATGGTTTCGAGAAGCATGGTTGCTCACCGGCGCTCGTGTATCTCACAATTGCTACGATAATTTCGTTCTGCTCGTCAATTGGCAAGTCTTTGAGATTTTCAAGATAATCACCAAAAAAAGTGAAGTTTGTGAAGTTTGATTTTTGATTTTCTTTGTTCATTTCGTGTCTCTCACCCGACTAGTTTTTAATGAAAAGCTCTAACAACACCAAGCTACCGACAGCAGGTCTTTGCCAACCTCAAGCACAGTTAGAAAGGACGGCACAAAAAACAATAAAAGCCGTTTCTGCACTTACACATGGACTATAAAAATAAAAAATACTTTGCAAAATTCGCATTCGCGTATAGCCTAGTGTTGTTAAAGAGCTTTGGCGATTGCTCGCCTCATAAGATTGTCAAGTTTCCTTGACAATCCTAGAGACAATCAATCTTTTAGTTTTTTGACCGCAAATTTTACGGTGTCAATCAATTGTTGTTCGTCTTCTTTGTCAATCTCAAATTGGAAGTGGTTGAGGTTTTGGAAGTGGCCATTATCTGGTATCCAGGGCAGCTTTTCATCGCTTGAAAACGCTATCCATTGGCTCTCGGTCTGCAAGTCATAGTCGTCGATTTGTGATATCCCAGCTGCGATTTCTTCTAGCTCGCTATGGTAGGGGCAATAGACAAACAAGTCAGCTTTGTGCTTGCCGGTTAAAACGGCGTTACTCACCAGTTGCCAGTAGTACTCAGGGTATTGCTCTTTTAAGTCTCCAGCAAACTTGAGACTGCAAATACCGGCTAGTTCTGCAAACGCCTTGAGCGTATAGGGGCATTTAATGTCTCCGACTGCCTCGACTGATACAAGGTCAGGAGTTCCGCACCACTCATCAATTTCAGAGTGGACAATGGTCTCGTCTGATTGGTATTTCCATATCAGGTTGTCAATCATTCCGGCAACTCGTGGTTCGAGTGCTTTGCCCCAAGAAGTAGGACGGCTCGATTGATTTGCGTTAAGTGGTCTGCCCAGCAATTTCTCAGTTCTCACGTCATTGATATAGGTTGATGCGATTTTAGATGGTTTACCGCCTCGTCCTTTGGTCATCAGCCTCCATATCTGACTAGAAGTGAACCGTCCTGTTCTTAGGTCTTGGTTAAGCATTCTCCGCCTCCTGCAAGACTTGCAAGTATTCTTCTGGCACGACAAAGTTGTTGAGAATCACCTTGAGTGTGGTCTTACCTTCTTTTAATGCTTGCACCGCTCCTTCCCAGCGTGGATTGTCTGGTGTGAAAACTGGTTTCTTTGGTGGTTGTGGTGGTTGTGGTCGTTGTGGTCTATAAGCACCGGCTTTGGCCATTTCGTCTGCTGACGCGATTGAATCAAGTACTCCGATTCCCATCATTCCTAGTGCTCTTCCTACCGCTGAGGTTTCGGCGTTTTCTAGAGCTGCGGTCTGATTGACCATTCCTTGACCGATTGTGGCCTGTGAGTAGCCTGTGAAAGTTCTCATAGGCTTTTCGATGTCTGGCGTTACAATTGCCTTGATAATGTAGGTTTTGCTGTCTGGGCTTGAGACGAGCTCCGTGTTGATGTATCCATTCGGATAACCCTCATTGAAGGCTAATATCCGGTCGGATACTAAAACATAATCCTTGCCCTTAATTTTTACCGCTTTTTGTCGTAAGTTTTTTGTCATTTTTCCTTTCTTTTAACCTAGTTGCATTTGCTCATAATCATGCTGGTCGCTGATTAAGTTTTCCACCCATTCGTCTTCTTCGTCCTCGTCAATAGTGTCGAGAATATCGTTGACGTGTTCCATTACTTCTTCTTTTGTCATCTTATTTTCACTCCCATAAAATTATCAAAAGCGATTTTTCTGGCGTACTCGCACAAGTCGAGGCCATAAATTTTTTCGGTATAGTGTTCATCTTTGGCTGAGGAATAGGCAAGACCGAGAGAATCTTGCGCGTTGTGAAGTTCGTCAATCACCATGTTGTAGCGGTCGCCGTCCTGCTTTTCGAGAAGTTCAATAATGTTGCCGGTGATGTTTTGCAACTTTTCTATTTCTCTTTTGACAGCCTCGTTTACTACCATTTTTTGCTCATTGACAAGCTCCTGCTTGTCTGCTATAATGCTTTTAGTCATTTTGTTTACTCCTTTCTATTTAACTTCGGTTAGATTGAGAGGAGTTTTCAATTTGCTCCTCTAATTCTTCCATCGTGTCGGCGTGATAACATTTGCCGTTTACCAAGTCCTTGAAAAAGCCATAGTGCCGTTCGATTATCCGGCCGTTTACCAGGCGTGTAACGCCGATAAACCAATCTTTGAGTTCAGTCATTTTGTTTTTTTTCCTTTCTTTTCATTTAAGTTTTTCGCCACCGCCGGGGGGTCATTCGCCAGGCGGCTTTCGCCGTCCGCCAATGAAGGTGAGCCGGTGGTGGCTCGTAAACTTCGATATCCTTGAGCGTAAAGTTGCTTGCGATTGATGTGAAGCAGGTTAGCAATCTCTACGATTGAGAAGCCTTTTTGGAGGAGTTCTTCTACCATAAAAGAGCGTTCCCAAGTGTGAAGTTTTTTTAGCTCAAAAAACAACAAATCAAAACCTTCATTAAAGTTGTGTACTTTTTTGTCGATTCTTATGTTATAATGCGCGTCCATAAAAAAACCTCGCTGAAGCAAGGTTTTTTGGACTTCTGAAAATCTAAACTCTTATGGTGGTTCGGCGGAAGCAGTGGGACTAGAACCTCACATAAAGAAAATAGATAGTCAGGAGATAACCTCGCTTGACTAGTTTAATTAATTGTTAATGTGTGTATTATACCACAAATTTTTTATTTGTCAAGAGGGAGTTACAATATCTTATGATATCAAACTATACCAATCTTGACGGTGAGATAAAATTTGAGGATTTTTTGCGCTTTCGTGGCTACCAAGAAAAGTCAATTCGGGCTCATTGTCAGAAAATGGCCAAGTTACCAGCCTTTGACCGCAAATCAGTCATGATGTATATCAGTCAGCTTTTGGCCAACCATACCACAGCGACGGCCAATAAGTATTTAAATACCTATAGATTATACGCTAAGTATCTGGTCGAGACTAAACAAGCGACAAAAAGTCAGCTTGCGTGGCTCAAAAGTTTCAAGCACTACAAGGAAGTACCGCGACAGCGCGTTGTTTTTTCTGATAAAGAGCTAAACGATTTTTTGTCTTGCGACGATTGCTACAATGTTTATTTTGAGCTTTTGGCGCGTACCGGTGCAAGACCGTCTGAACTTGCGTGTTTGCGCGTTTGTGATGTCAATTTCGCTAACAATACTTTTTCCATTCAGAGAAGCAAGACCGGTGAGGGTCGGACTGTGCCAATTCCCGATGACCTCGTGGATAAATTGTATCGTCATTCGCGTTTAACCGCCTCAAAATGGCTTTTTCCTGTTCAGTCTGACAGCAGCCGCCATATCACGATTGACAGCTTGCGCAAGGCTTTTAATAAGCGCAAGGCTAAAACTGGCATCAATCCGCTTTTGTCTCCTTATTGTCTCCGTCACACTTTCATTACTCGCTTGCTTTCGTCCGGCGTTGATTTGTTCATCGTTCAGTCAATCGTCGGCCACAAGCAGGCTAACACCACGCAAAAATATATGCACCTCAATTTATCCATGCAGCGACAAGCGTTAAAACAAGACCCTTTTGTCTGGCGTTCCTTGCCACCCAGAGAAAAACTCAAGATGGTGTCGTCATTTATTGTCCAGTTGGGCCTAGACCTTGACGACGCTTTCTGCTTTACTTTTAGCAGTCGTTCGCTTTCTCTGCGGCTTGTCTGATTTGACGTGATTTTTCCACCTGGCGGCGGCCGCTTTTTTGGCGACTTCAATATTTTTCTCCTTTCCTCTTGTCATGTTTCCTCTTTTGATTGTAAAGTATCGATTAATACGACAAGCAAAAATGGTCGTGTAATAAATGATGGAATAAAAAGCATCATTTTTTGGCAAGTCTTTGGGAAATTCGAGTATCAAGTCATGTTTTTTCTTGTCCTTAAAATTGACAATAAAAAAGTCGCAATCAATCCCGCCCATTCCGTCGCCTCTAAAGTCAAGAGCAATCCGGCTCGTGCCGTCAAGAAGTGAGTCCCTGACAAATTCGTCACTCAAAAAAAGCTTTGTGATTCTGTTGATTTGTCTGGCGATAAATTTATAAAATTCCTCTTGTGTCATTTTGTTTTATTCCTTTCCTACTCCGATAATTTCAATGCTGTAAATAATTTCACCTATAGTCTGATGGTACTCCTTCGTGCCGTCATTTACTTCTAAATTGCTCCAGTTTGAGCTGCTCCAGGCGTTCTGAAAAGTCTCTTGTAGTTCTTCATCAAAAATTTTGCTTGGCTCGATTGTCCGACTTGTCATGACCATGCTGTCAATCAGCCAGGCAAGATTATAAATTAACCGGCTTCGTTGTGTCATTGGTAGTTCTTTATCTGAATAGGTAACAATGTAGTTATATAATGCGTCTTTGATTTCTTGTACTTGCTTTTTTGAGTTGGTGCTAAAGATAAATTGATGAGCCCCGCAAGATAGGTTTTTGATGTCCTTGAGTTCAATTGCTATTTTCATTTTGTCCTTTTTACTTTTTGTGATATAATATTTTTCTTGCCCCGCTGGTTCTGGCCTTGTGCTAGTTTTCCCCCAGCGGGGCTTTTGGTTTTACTCTGTCGCCGTGTTGTCATTAGCGATATTTTTAATTAAGGGCTCGCATTCTTTGAGCGTATAATAACACGCGCTCGTCCAGTTTGATATCTTGTCATAGGCCATAGCTCTATCAAGTGCATCAAGGTCGCTTTTGTCAATGATTCCCATGATATACCGGTTGACTTTTTCCACGTCCTCCAGGTGGTGGAGTTCTCGTAAGTGGTTTTGTGCTTCGTTTTGTGTCATTTTGTCCTTTCTATGTTTTATTATATCACCCTTTTTAATCTGTCATTTTCGTCACGTCATAACGCAAGCCGTGAAAGCAACCGGCGATTCCGTCTTCCTGCTCGTCTTGCCACGATTTAGCAAGTACTTTGAATTGACAGTCAATAAGTTCAAGACAGTGATTAAGGTATTTTAAAAAGCTTTCTTTATCTTCGGCTCTGTTCTGTGCTTGATTTGTGACGGCTTGTAACGCAATAGCGCCCTTGAGCCGTTGTTTGGCTTCTACCAGCTCGACTGCTGCTCCTGTCAAGTCTTCTTTGTCAAGAGTTAAAATGGTGTCGATAACATGGTCTCCGGCCGCGTTTCTTACTACCATATGATATTGTGTTGTTGTCATTTTATTTTTTTTCCTTTCTTTTATTATTTTTTTTGTAGTCGTGCCGTCATTGGCTCTACTGCTCGATGCTTTCGATTGTGTCGTCTACTACTTGAGCTAGTAGGTTGTAATAATCGGCTTGGAGTTGCAGATATTTGAGGTTGTCGCCTCCGATTTGGTCGTCAATCGCGCCTGCGTCTTTGATGACAAGTGTCCAGAATTTCGCGCTCATTTGGTCGTGCAGCTTCTTATACTCTCCCTTGAGATATTCCGGGCCTATATCCGCGTTGTATAGCGTATCCGCAATATCTACTAGTGCTTTGTGCTCGGTATTGATATACCCGATGTCGTCGAGGTCGTCGCGCAAGATGACTGCCGTCGAGACTGTCTCCGGGTACTTAGCTAAGATATCAAGTATACTTTTAATCATTTTTTGCCTTCCTATTTTTCTATTTTCGTGCCGTCATTCTTACTTAAATTGTATTTCCCGCCCTTCTATTTTCGCTCTGGTCGTTGTAATGTTAATAACATATACCGCTTTATGACAAGTAAAGAATGTTAACTTTGTACAAGTGTCCTTGCCACTCTTGCGGCTTTTTTGCAATACCTCTAAAATATAGCGTTCTATTGCTTCGACTTCTTCCGGCCGTGCCTCCGTGCAACACTGCGCGGTATAGCTTGTCCACTTTGTCGCTCTTTCTTCTGTCAAGTAATACCAACCAAAAGAATGATAATAATGCTCTTGCCCTAAATAGGCGGTAACTTCAACCCTCATTTTTTGTTGTCGTGTCGTCATTTTGTTTACTTTCTATTAATTACTTTTTACTTTTGGGCGCGCCACCCCTCGCGCCCGGTTTTGTCTTTATTGATAGGATATCTTCGTGAGCAGTCCGATTATCTTTTGCTGTTGCTCCTCGCTTAAGTTGTCAAGATTGCCATATATTGCAGCGTTAAAATCATTCAAGATGCAATTCATTGTTGGCTGCTGCTCTTGCTTCTTGGCCTTGATATCCTCGCGCGCCTTGTCGAGTTTTCGGTCTAGTGCCGTCATTTTGTCACTTCTTGTCATTTTGTCTACTTTCTATTATTATTCTTCTGCTAAATAGTCAAAATAGGCGTTAACTTCTGCACATTCATCACTCATGAGCGGTAAATGCTCTTCTTGTCCTGCCCAATAGCCGCGAAGCTCGAGCAAATCAGTATCAAGCCAGATATTCGGCCCACCAAAAGCCAACAAGACGCGAACCCCTGCAACCTCATCATTAATCTTGACTGTTTGCACTTCTAGCGCGCTTTCCATAAACTCATCGAGAGTGTTATTTTGTATAGCTGCTCGCAAATCCATATCATAAGACTTGAGCATTTCCGCTAATTCGTTTCTGTTTTCTGTCATTTTGTTTTTTTCCTTTCTCTATTCTTCTATTATTATTAATTATTCACCGTAATAGAAGTTATAATCATTTACTATTTCTTGAGGAATACTGGTAACCTTGTAGCCGTCGGCGTTGTCGCTTTCGGTGTCGTCCCAGTCACTAATTATTTCACTATAACTCGTATCGAGTAATAATGATAAGTTTTCATTTTGCATAGTTATTTTCCCTTTCTATGCTAATTTTTATTATTGTATGTAGTATAGCACGAATCGTGCATTTTGTCAATACCCAATTTTGCTTAATTTAGACACTATAAGCGACGAGTTTTGATGGTTATAGGATAGCGCAAAGTAAAATAGTAGAATTTACTTGATGTTACTTGATTTTTTTGGTTGGTGCTGCTATATAATATAAAATTTGACTATGAACTATAGACAGGCTTCATTTATCCATAATTTTTTATCTCCAGAGTCAGAGACAAGAGGAAATTATCATCAATCAGCCCTCAAGGCTGGATATAATGGCAAGTATCAGCCACAAGTCCGGCAAGGAGTACAACAGGCTATTAGCAAGGATATATTAGTAAGAAAAGCAGAAGAAGTTTTGAGGGATTGTCTAGATTTTCAGGACGAGGACAACAGAGTTGGCGCGGCTCGAATCCGTCAAGACACTTCCAAATTCATTCTGGCGAGTACTTCTAAGTACTCAAGCAAGCAAGAAACCAGAGTAGATGTTAGCGGTATTGAGGAAGCAAGGCGGCGCATTGGCCGTATTCTTGAGGACAAGCAAGAACTGCCAGGAGTGGAAGTTGTGGAGGCCGTGCCAGTCTCGAATGAATACGAAATACCAGGCAAGAATTGATTATAATGCCTCAAAATCGGCTCTTTGTTGCGTGGGTGGTTAGTTGTAGCCAAATGATTAATAACTCCTATTTATCATAATATCACAATATCGGATATTGTAAAGAAAAATATATAACTTTTTGCGCTGAGTTGCTCCGCCTGGAAGGCAACGAAATTGCCGGCGTTTGTCTCGGATTGAAAAATAAAGTTATAGGACGGATACGCCTGGAAGTGGGGGGGGGTGTAAAAATGGGGGGGGCTTTATATAGGGGGGGGTATATTTATAGGGGGGCTTAATTGTGGGGGGGGCGTTTTTGTAT